ATAACGAATTTTATGTACTTCATCAATAACAAGCAAATCTATATCTTTTAATAAAGATAAATCTTGTTTTTCAGAGAGTAAAATTTGTGCATTTGAAATTGTTATTTTAGCGTTTTTATTCGGCTCAATAGAGCCGGTCCATTTGGTAATTTCAGATTCAGATATTCCGTATTCTAAAAAATCAGAATAGGTTTGAGCTACAAGCTGTATATCGGGTACGAGTATTAGGGCTTTAACTTTAGAATATTGTTTTTGTATAGATTTAACAAGTAAAGCTATTACCAAAGTTTTGCCAGCTGAAGTCGGTAGGACAATTACCCCTGATTTAAATTTTAATGCGGATAGGATTGCTTCTTGTTGATAATCTCTAGGATCAAGATTTAATTTTACAAGTTCTTCTTTTAGAGATGGTATTGTAAATTCTTCAGCAAATTTAGAGGTTAATATTGTTTCAAACTGTATATCTTGTTTTTGTAAAAACTCTAAAATAGAAAATATTAAACGAGGCTCAAATCTACCTTGAGGTGTTATAGCGTACTGTCTTGTTTGAGGCCTATAACCAATAGCATAACGACGTTTGAAGACTTGTTGTTTATCTTCAACCGAAAAATGTTCTCGAATATTAGGAAGATAGTCTGAAACTATTATACCTTTTTTACGAGTTGTATCATAATCAAATGTTACTTGTACCATTATGTAGTTTCGAGCTTGACAATTTCTATGAGGTTTTTAATGTCAAACGAAATAGATCTAAAATTGGCTTCAATTTTACCCAAATACTCAACTATAAGTTCGTGCTCAGCAATCTGACCATCAATTTTAGCAATTACAGGGTGATTTTGCTGAGCTTGTTCTAAAGTTTTAGGGTTAAGACCAACAGGTGATTCGTGCTCGAGTTTATCAGCTATTTTTTTCTGGGCTTCTTTTCTGAGCTTTTTAAGTTTTAAAATTTCTTGTTTATGAAACATAAGACGCCCAACCCAATAGTGACGGGTGGCAGGTAAATCCATTTGTACCTGTTTCATATTAAACTCGTCAACTGTTACGTATTTTTTAATTTCATCATTATATTTTTCAATTAACGAAATAGGTGTTTGTTCCTGATCTTCCATAATTAGTACCTAATATAATAAACTCTTTTAGAGAAGAAACAACTTAAATAATACATATGCAAACGTTTCGACAATTTTTTACTGAAAAAGAAGAAAAACGCAGATTAGATCCAAAATGCTGGAAAGGTTATCGTAGAGCAGGCACAAAGCTTAAAGATGGTACTAGAGTAAACAAATGCATAAAAGTTAATAAATGATTAGTTTAGAAAAAATAATTTTAGACGTCTTAAACGAAGATAATGTAGCAGGAGATGCACTAGGGTCTGCAGCTGGCGGTACATCTCAATTTTCAGGTGATACGTATGCTCCTAATGATACTAGAATACCGTATTTAATGTATAGAGGTGGTACTATGACCCGGAGAGGATTAATTAAGCGCAGAAAGAAACGCAAGAAAAAACGTAAAAAGCGTAAAAAGAAATAATGGATACCGGCCACTGGCTAATTAACGAAGATGTTTATTTGTATGAAAACATGTTTGGTTTTATCTATGAAATATCTAATAAAGTTAACGGCAAAAAATATATCGGTAAAAAACAATGTTCAAGACGAATAAAACGTAAACCTCTTAAAGGTAAATCCCGAAACAGAATTGATCATAAAGAATCAGATTGGAAAAATTATACGTCTTCTTCTAAAGAATTAAATGAAGATATTCAAAAATACGGAAAAGAAAATTTTGAATTTCGAATTATAAAAATTTGTGGTTCAAAATGGGAACTAGGGTATGAAGAAATAAAAGAACAAATTGCAAAAGATGTTCTTCGAAGAGATGATTACTACAATGGTATAATAAACGTTCGAATAGGGACCCCTCCTAAAAATCTTATAAATAATACATAATGAGTTTAATTTGTGAAAAAGCGCCAAAATCTGTTTTTAAACCAGTTAGTAGATGTATGTATTGTAATTCGACATCGTACGGTAAAGGTTGTCGATTTGCTCCAAAAGGTGTGCATTTTCATCCTGAAGATCCTAAAAAATGTTCTTACTGTGGAACCACGTCTTATGGTAGAGGTTGTAGGTTAAATCCGTTTTCAGACATACATTTACATGGTATAGATTATAATAAAATGTTTAATGAATCGTTAAAAAATAAATTCCTTCTTTCAATTCTTAATAAACCGTATAAAAATTTTGAAGCATATAAATTGGGTATTATTAATGAAAACGGGGATAAAATTAAAGAGCCTGTTACGGAACAAGAGCGATTGTCGTACTCTCCAGAAACTAAAACAATATTAAAAATTAAAAAATATCTTGGCTCTAAATTAGATCTTATAAATCAAACAACTATTTTAGAATCCATATCAAAACTTAATTACAATAAAGACAATCACAAAAAAGTTTTAGAGTACGAACAAAAATTTAATGATATTATTGCTGATTTTCACAAAACAGCAGAAGAGGCTTTAAAAGAGGGGTTGAGTATTGAACAAGTTCAAGCATTATTGTAATAATGTCTTACAAAGAGTATCCTAAATCAAGAGTTTGCGGCATTGATTATTTTCCGTATTTTGTTGAAGCACTTAAAGAATCATATGCATTTTGTAAAAAATATAAAATCTCATATAATTTTAAATCTAAAGATATACAAAAATTTTTTTATCATTATTGTTTAGAAAAACTTTGTTATGGTTATCAAAAATGTAATTCGAAGTATCCAAAAGCTTTTATTATCTATCCGTTACCTAAAGATGTAGGATTTACTGATAAACACTTTCAAACTATTTTAAAAGTATTACCTGTTCCGTGGGTTAAAGTTAGTTCGTTAAATTCTCCGGATACTGAAATGGCTCTTAATAGAACCTTATCTACTAACCGTCTTATTAGCTCGAAACTAGAAAAATTTCTGAATAAGAATGCTCTTTACAATTTTCAAAAGAAAAATAAAAAAATTAAAACTTTTTCTTTAGGTGCAGTTGATTTATCTGAAACCCCGAATAAGTGATTTAAAAGAACTTTTGGGACTTCGCCAAATAAGTTAAGAATTTTATTGTTCCTGCATAAATAATACATATGAGTAAATTTGATGCTATTTTAAAAAGAATTGAAGAACAAATGCCTAGTAATGTTCAGCAAAATGTAACCGGTGCAACGAACCCTCAGCAAACTAATCCTAGTCAACCTACAAATGCAGTAAAAACATCTACAGGACAAGATCCTGCAAAAGTTGCGCAAAGTACAGGTTTTAGTATAACACACCCCGATACTGCTAAAGCAATGCAAGCTTTGGCTGATACTAAGTCAATGGCGGATGTCACTAAAGCACTCTCAGATCCTAATATTCAAAAAGTAATACAAGGCTTTTTGGGAGCTTATAAACAGTAATACGTATATGAGTAAATTTGATGCTATTTTAAAACGCATTGAAGAACAAACTGGTATAACAGCCTCAAAGCCACAAACAGGTGTTCAGACTAACACCCCTGTAACAAATACAAGTCAAGCACCGGTACATTTAAAAAATCCTCAAGCGATTGAAAAAGTTGCAGATGAAATAGCTAATATTAACGATCCAAATAAAATTAAACAAATATTAGCTCAACTTATACAGGCTATAACAAAACCACTAACAAATAGTTAAATGGATAAAATTATCGTTAATCTTATCAAAATACAAAACCAATTAAGAATTCTTCATTGGCAAACACTTTCTTATGCGGCTCATAAAGCTTTAGGTAAAGCTTATGATGATTTAAATGAATTAATTGATAGTTTAGTAGAAATTCATCAAGGTAAATACGGCAGATTGACATTTGAAACACCCATTGATTTAGGACTTGTTAATCAGGACGAATTTGATTTAGAAGATGTACTTATTCAATTAAACGACTATCTCACTGGAACGTTTAACGAAATGCACGACCCGGTTAAAGATACTGACTGTCTCAATATCAGAGATGAAATTCTAGCAACTATTAATAAACTACGGTATTTATTAACGCTTAAATAATTAGCGTTATGCTAGAGGAAGCTTTTAATTCTTTTTTTTGTAAAAATACCGAACTTCTTATTGAAGGTGGACAAGCCGCTGAAAATTTAATTGCAGTATTAAAGAAAAATACAAGTAACAGTGCATTAAAGTACGTTAGAGCTGTTCCTAACCCGCAAGTCACACAAGAGATTAAAAACTTATTAACTTTATTAAGAAAAAAACAATTTATTGACGAAAAAGAACCGTCCTATTATTTGGGTTCGAGTCGTTTGTTTGCGATTAAAGCAGGAATTAAAGTACCAGAACCTAATGAAGTTGAAACACCAGAAGTTATTCAAAAAGCACTGCAGACTAAAAAAGATTTCGGGGATATAGATTTAGATGTTTATTATAACGATGGCGTAACAACTGCTGATATAAAAAATTTTTTAAATACAGAGTTTCCAGGCAAGTACGCTGCGGATACAGCTGCTGAAGAAGTTAATACTGCGGTTGTAGTTAATAATTCCAATGATGTTATACAGATAGATATAGTTAATATAAAAGGAAAAGAAAAATATTTTGGTATATCACAATTTGCTAGTATGGCGGATATAGCTCAAGGTATTAAGGGCTTAATAAGAGATTTGTTAATAAGAGGTATTGCAGCTACAACCCCCATTACACCTGAAAAAACTCAAATTTTAGATCAAGCAATAAAAAATACAGAAGTTTATAAAAATTTTGTTAAAAAGTATACAGGTGAGGGCAATTTAAGTTATGATATACGCTACACTCTTGGAGGGGATGGCTTAGCGTATAAAATTACTTGGACCGTTGATAATAAACCTAAAACATATAGTAAAGGTGGTATAAGATTCGATCAGCTTCAAAAATTTATAAAAGGTAGTGAAGTAGATCCAGTTACATATGAAAATTTAGATACTTTAGCCGCTATTTTAGGTTTTGAAAATCCCGAATATTTAAAACATGTCGTAAAAATGGCTGAAATGGTTACAACATTTGACAATGAAAGAAAACAAAAACTTTGGAATAATTTAATTAAAAATATACAGTCTAAACTGCCTAATCCGGCTACAGGTAGAACTATTGGTCAAATTTCAAAAGAAGAAGCAAAAAATGCACTCGAGTATTTAAAACCGTTTTTTGGAGATATTAATACAGCTGAATACGTTCAATTATTCGGAGAAAGTTTAAATGAAGCTGTAAAGATGGTCGCTATACCACATGTAGATCAAATGACTGTTAAAGATTTTTGTAATATGTTTAGTGGAGGTGCTTGGGAGGTATCTGAAAAATATGATGGTTCTAATGTTTCATTTGGTTTAACTGAGGATAAACAAATTTTTGTAAAAACAAAAAGAGGTAACCCTACAACTGATCCTTCTGAATTTTATGAGCAAGCTAAAACATTTGATAATGATATTTTTAATGGTTTTGGACGTCTTTTAACCACTTTACAACAAAGTAAAATTAAAAATTTACTTGAACAGCTTGGTGGAATGGTCGGTGCGCCTATTCAAGTTTTTGGTGAAATGTTCAGTAAGGCTCACATGAACGTTATACCGTATGCTGAAGAATTAATAGGAAATGGAGCTGTAGTTATTTTTGGTATTGTGAAATTAGACACCCCTAAAGGCACGGATATAACTACTACAAGAGAGGGATCAATAATAAAAGAAAAAATTATAAACATTTTAAACACTTCTAGTGATTGGAAATTTTATGATAAAAAACCCTTAGAATTAGATGTTGATGAAAGAATAAAAGCTCAAATACAAAAAACTTGTAGCGCTGAAAACGTTGCAACTATGACATCTCGTAAAAGATTAGGAGGTGCAGCAGAAGCAAAAACAAAAGCAGTTAAAGAATTTGAAATATTAAAAGCATTAATTAAAAAAACTTTATTAACGTCTATGGGACAAGTTTCATCCTCTCTTGGAGCAAAAGAAATTGAAGGAGCTATTATTCGCAATATTAAAACTGGCGCGATTGCCAAACTTGTAGATTTAGAAGGATTTGGTAAAAGAAGAGCAGAGCAATGGGCCGGAGTTGATGCTTTAAAAGATTACCGAAAATCATTATATAATCAGCTTAAAGATGATGTATTAAAAAATGCAGATATTTTTA